ATTGTCTGACAATATTGCAATTTTTCTTAATAGTAGAACTTTTAAGAATACGAAAAAACCATTGAATTATTAACGTAGAAGTGTTATAATATAGTTACAGTAAAGGAAACACAAATAGGAGGGCAATAACAATGAAAAAAGTTTCAACAAGGATCGGAACTATTACTGCTAGTGATGAGGTGCTAGATTGGCTGAGTGTTTTATTGGAAGATGCGGTTAGATACAATGAAAACAAGGGGTTGTTTGATGTGGCAGAGATTGCTCGCTCTGTGTCTGATGCACTGTCTGATGCTGTGTTCGAAGAGATAGAGGAGGTGGATAATCATGACAATTAAAACGTATTTTGGAACTATCACTGCAACGAAGGTTACGCTGAAAATGCTTGCTCATTATATGGACATGGCAGCGTTCTATTATGAGGGAGATGATTGTTATGCGATGAGAGAGGCAGCACGTGAGTCCTCATTGGAAATTTATAGAGCACTAAATGAATACTGTAACAATCATAACACTAGCATGGAGGAGATATGAATATGAAAAGCAAGTTATACATTAATTATGATAATGGTACAGGAATGAGTTTGAATTGTTTTAAAACAGCTTTTGCGTACAAAATGGCATCTAGGATTGTTCGTGGTTGGGATCATGTTAAATCAGTGGAAATAGAGACAGGAATGACTAAATTGAAAATGTATGCTAGAGAATACGCTGGCGGGCGGTATATGGTTCTTTCCAGAGGTGACGGTTCTACCGTTTCTGCGTGGGTATTGAATGGGAATGGGAGAGGAAGAGAGAAAAGTGACTATTGAAACATGTTTTGGAAAAAATTACAGTAAGGGAGGATTAAAATTATGACGTTACGTGAAATGAGACATGAGCTGGAAAAGCGCAAAATCATTATGGTGCCTACCGACACAAAATTCCAAAGAGGCTATAAAGCACGGCGCAACTACTGGCAGGAAATTGAGGAGGTGTTGTTTGTACCGTCGACATCAAAACGGCGTCGTGGGCAAGCGTATATATTAGCACCGCGATATGATACTACTCGTTATTGTAAACGTATATATTTCAATGTGTATTATGATACGATCAAAGAGTTGGGGATTTTATAATAGGTTTCACGTGAAACATTGAGGAGGTTAATATGAAACCAAGTGACTTTGTTCAAGCAGCTATGGCAGCGGTTAATGTAACATTTTACGATACACACGGTGAACGTGTGGTGCGACCAAATTTGGCAGGATTGAGAATTGCTAAAATAATTCCTTTGAAAAATGGTGATTTTAAGGTGATAGTAGAAAGCAGGTGCACAGAATGGCACTAATAAAACCGTGGGTTCAATTTAAATTTGGTGGGGGAGAAAGTTACACCCCCGCCGCCCTGTCAAGATTCAGTGAGGCAGATATTGAAAAAGAATATACCAGATTGCGGAGAGTTGCTTTAGGAAGGCTGAAAACAATTGGAAAATCGGAGTTCCGTAAAGGGGATATATACAAGGAATATAAAAACCGTTTTGATATGACAGCAAAGCAGATAGTGAAGGAAGGGGGTACTTCATTATTGAAATATCGCTTAAGTGCCGTTCAGCGTTTTTTATCGAAAAAAGCCGCATCCGTTACAGGATTGCGTGAGATAAGAGATAAAACGCTGGGGACACTTCATGAACATAATTATGATTTTATAACTGCGAATAATATCGAAGATTTTGGCTACTTTATGGACGCTGTCCGAGCGTCAGCTGAAACATTGCGATACGACTCAGAGCGCGTCGCAGAGCTGTATGAGTGGGGAGAGAAAACCGCTGTGTCTGTAAGTGATTTGATAACGCATTTTGAGGATTTTATGGAGATGACATGATTTATCAAGTAGAAAATTTCCCTTTTGGTATCATAGGGGAATCTGAATGTCAACCGCGACAGCGGCGAAACGCGGGTGGAAGGCAGAAGTTGAAATACAAGAATCTGGTTTGCGCGTTTGATATCGAGACAACATATATTGAGGAGATTAATCAATCGGTAATGTATATATGGCAATTTCAGATAGAAGATTATACAATTATCGGCCGAACATGGAATGATTTCAAATTTTTTATTCAGAAACTGTCATTTCAGTTAGATGAAGATGAACGTTTAGTTACTTACGTTCACAATCTGTCTTATGAGTTCCAATTTTTGGCGGGTGTATTTCACTTCGATCCGAATCAAGTGTTCGCAATTGATTCCCGTCGGGTCTGTAAAGCAGATCTGGAAAACGTGCTTGAATTGCGTTGCTCATATATTCAAACAAATATGTCACTTGATGCATTTACGCACAAAATGGGCGTTCCATCGGCGAAAACACATGGTTTCAACTACAATAAGCGGCGATGGTATTATACAGAATTGACACCTGATGAATTACTGTATTGTATAAACGATGTTCGCGGACTAGTGCAAGCGATGAAAATACAGATGGAGCGCGACGGAGACGATTTATATACGATTCCGCTGACAAATACCGGTTATGTACGGCGTGACGTGAAAAAAGCAATGAAGTTTTACGGATATAATCGAATACAGAAACTACTGCCGGATTACGAGACATACAAATTATTGCGTCAGGCGTTTCGAGGTGGGAATACACATGCAAACCGGTATTTTGCTGATGTCATGTTATATGGTGTAAAATCAGCGGATCGGTCAAGTAGTTATCCCGAGGTTGAGTGCAATCATGCATACCCCGGCACACCTTTTAAATTTGTAGATAGTGTAACTATTGATGATCTTGTACATTGGAAAAGAGATTTAGGACGGGCTTTTCTTTGTCAGATAAAAATGTTTCACGTGAAACTAAGAAATGAGGAGTGGGGCTGTCCGTATTTGGCTAAAGCAAAATGTAGGAATATTGATCGCGGCGCTATTTATGACAATGGGCGTGTTTTGGAATCTGAATATTTAGAAACGACATTGACAGACATTGATCTGGAAATTGTGATGGAGGAATATACCGCGGATTATGAAATAATAACAGCATGTCATTCCCGTTATTGCATGTTACCAGAACCGCTAGTCAAAACGATATGTGAATATTATATTCGAAAAACTGGTTTAAAAAAAAATGACGAAGAGGATCCGACCGGGTATTTTTATATGAAATCAAAAAATAAGTTAAATAGTGTATATGGCATGACAGCGCAAGATCCGGTTATCGAATCTATTCTATTTGAAAACGGCGAGTTCAAAACAGATGACAGTGCTAATGAAAAAATGTTATTGGAGAAAAGCTATCACAGATCATTCATTCCCTATCAATGGGGGGTTTGGTGTACTGCGTGGGCACGATGGGAATTAGAACAGGGGCTGAAATTGGTGCATGGAACGAAGGATGCATATTTCATATATGACGACACTGATTCGATTAAATACTTAGGGGAGGTCGATTGGACGGCATATAACGCGGCAAAAATTGCTGCAAGCAAAAAATCAGGAGCATTTGCAACTGATAAAAAAGGTGTCACACATTATATGGGCGTTTTTGAACAAGAGGAACAATATTGTCGGTTTAAAACGTTCGGCGCTAAAAAATATGCATACACGCACTGGGATGAAAATGACGAGGAAACGCCGGTGGAAATTACGATAGCAGGTGTTCCGAAACAACAAGGGGCATGGGAATTGCGCGCGGCGGGTGGCATTGATGCATTTAACATTCCGTTTTTGTTTCATGCGGGGAAACTAGAGTCCGTATATAATGATAACGTGAACATGATTTATAAAAATGAGGACGGCGTGGATATCAAAATAACACGCAATGTCGCACTGCGACCGACCACTTATAATTTGGGCGTTGCAACTGATTATATGTGGGTTTTAGAGGACGCAAAAGTTTTTAGAAAAAGCATGAAGCTATTGACATATTAAGGATTCTATGCTAATATGGATATGTAACAAAAAACAAAGACAACAAACAAGAACAGGAGAACGAACATGGAAATTATCAGAAAATCAAGCGAAGAACTGACCGTAAAACAGATTTATGATCTAACAAAATCACCAGAAATTCAGAGAGTTTCAGACAATGATGGTGCATTAATGCGGGTGGATGCATGGGCGCTGTACAGGGACACAGACAAGGACGGAAATACGAGAGAAATTTTATCTATTTTGGATAACGAAGTAGGAATTGTTGCAACTAACAGTGCGACATTCATCGGCGATTTTATTGAAATTATCGAGATGTGCATGGATTACGGTGAGGAAGTACAGCATATTAAAATCAGTTCAGGAACGAGTAAGGCAGGTAGAACATTTTATACATGTGTATACATTGATTAATGTTTCACGTGAAACACTGAAGGGAGGAGGGGAGCCGTTACAGCTCCCCAATTTTTATTATGTTATATTTGGAAAATGGATATTTAAATTATAATGAAATATACAACTTGCCGGTTCCATTCATTTTTATCGTGGGCGCGCGGGGGATCGGGAAAACGTACGGCGCGGTAGATTATCTGTACAAAAACGGTATTCCTTTTTTATTTTTGCGCCGGACAAAAACGCAAGCGTATACTCAGATTGATCCCGAGGTGTCCGATATTGAAAAACCACTTAAACAGTACGACGTTGTTTTCAATGCAAATAAAGTGACGGATACAATGCAATCATTATCTATTGACAACAATGAGTATTTTGCGCTGGTAACGTCACTATCAACAGGTTCAAACCTGCGAGGATTTAACGGTGAAAGAGTCGAAGCAATATTTTTTGACGAGTTTATTGCGCAGCCGGAGGAAAAACCGATTCGAGAAGAAGCGAGCACGTTTTTCAATTTAGTTGAAACTATTTCACGTAATAGAGAATTAGAGGGGCGTAATCCGGTCAAGGTAATCTGCGCAGCAAATAGTTTCAATCTGGCAAATCCTATTTTTATTAAATTAGGTTTAGTGTCGATTGCAGAAAAGATGCGGGTGAAAGAATCGGAAGTCTACATTGACAAAGAACGAGGTTATTGTATCATCCAGCCCTTGCACTCGCCTATTTCCGCAAAAAAAGAGGAAAGTGCCCTGTATCGGTTAGTTGGCGATGACTCCGACTTTGCTGGAATGGCACTACGAAACAAATACCTGGATGATATCAGCGACACTGTATGTAGTAAAAATCTGAAAGCATATCGGATATTAGTCACGGTAGGCGAGATATCAATCTACAAACATAAATCGCAGGAAGAATACTACGTCAGTCAGCATAAATCAGGAACACCAAAACAGATTTACACAATGGGAAGCGCAGATAAAAAACGATTCAATCGCGAGCAACATTTTTTATGGATAGCTTTCATGCGCCGGAATGTCTATTTTGAAAATTATTTGTGTCAGGTTTTATTTGACAACGCATTTAAACTGTGATATGTTTTATTTGTGGGCAGGCACAAAACCAGTCCCGGAAGGACGTGCAAGCGGTTGGTTGCCGCACGACTGCCCACAATGTTTCACGTGAAACATCCGGGAAGAAGGGAGATTAGATGGATGTAACGGCTATTACACAGATTGTTAGCACGCTGGGTTTTCCGATTGCAATGTGCATTTATTTATTATATCGCGACGGAAAACGCGACGAAGCTCACAAGGAAGAGATGACAAAAATGACTGAGGCGATCAATAATAATACAATTGCATTAACGCAGTTGGCGGAGAGGATGGAAAAAAATGACGCAGAATGATATTTTAATTTTAGCAAGAGCAGGGTTTACAGCACAACAGATCGCAGCATTAAGTGTAACACAGGTTCAGGCAGCTCCGGCAGCTCAGTCAGCTCCGGCAGCTCCGGCAGCTCCGGCAGCTCCGACAGCTCCGGCAGCTCCGGCAGCTCAGGCAGCTCCGGCAGCTCCGACAGCTCCGGCAGCTCCGTTGACGTATGAGCAGTTCCAGCAAGAATTGCAGAAAATGGCATTAATGGGGGCGCAGCAATCGGGAAAAGTAGAAACGGCGGACACAATACTGGCATCAATTATCAATCCACCGACGAATATTGAGGAGGGAAAATAAATGGCTGCAAATGATTTAACAATTAATCAGATTTCTACTGTTTTAGGAGAGATCGTAGGACAGGCAACCGGCAGCAAACCGATGGCGGTTACGGATACGTCATCATTTGTTACCGTGGCGCAGATCGGATTAAAAACAGGCTATGACACGCTCGCTACCGCTATTTCACAGGTGCTTTCACGGACAATTTTTTCAACACGTCCGTACAACCGTAAATTCGGGGGGCTCGAGGTGTCCAATCAGAGATACGGAAACCATGTGCGGAAACTGTCACCGATTGACAGAGATCCCGAAGATGATGAACGTTACACATTAACCGAGGGAGGAGCAGTCGATCATTATAAGGTATCAAAGCCTCTCGTTCAACAGACAAATTTTTACGGGGCAAACGCATATCAGAGACATTTAACAACATATCGCGATCAGCTGGACATGGCTTTTCGATCACCGGATGAGTTCGCTAGTTTTCTGTCAATGATGTTGTCTAACGTTTCTGACATGATTGAACAGGATCATGAAAACACGGCACGCGCGACGGTCGCGAACCTGATTGGCGGCGCAATTGATCTTGCAGGCACGAACGTGATTCATTGTCTGACGGAATACAATGCAATTACCGGTGGAAAGTATACGGCTGATACGGTATTGAACCCTGATACAATTTCAGGATTTGCAAAATATCTGGTATCACGCATTAACACGATTGCAAAAATGCTGACAGAGCGGTCAAACGTGTTTCATCAGACGATCGGCGGGAAAACTGTAATGCGTCATACTCCGATCGAGCGACAGAAGGCTTACATTTATACTGATTATCTGTCAAAAGTATATGCAAATGTATTTTCGACAGTTTTCAATGAAAATTATCTGAAAATTGCGGATACCGAGGAAGTTAATTTCTGGCAGTCGATTAAAACGCCGGGCAGTATTAATGTAACACCAGCGTACACGGACAGCACAAGTGGAGATGTGGTAACGGGGGAAGCAGTCAATAAACCGATTTTGGCAACTCTGTTCGATGAAGAAGCGGCCGGCTATACTGTAGTAAATCAGTGGACACAGAACACCCCGGTGAATGCGGCGGGCGGTTATTACAATACGTACTGGCATTTTACAGATCGTTACTGGAATGATTTTACAGAAAATCACGTTGTATTCGTATTAGATTAATGTTTCACGTGAAACATAGGAGGTAGTTTTAATGGCGATTCCGGTTAAATTTTACAGATTTTCGAAAAAAGAAAATTCAACAAAACGTCCGGTCACCGCGGATAAAACATATTCCTGTACCATTAAATCAGAATCCGGGGTTATAAATCCCCGGATTTCATTAAATATTCCTTTAACAGAAAATCCAACTATTTACAATTATGCTTTTATTGCGGAATATGATCGCTATTACTATGTGGCAGACTGGCAATGGACAGCGGGATTGTGGACAGCGATTTTATCAATTGACTATCTGGCATCATGGAAAGATACAATAGGTTCTTCGTCATTTTATGTGTTGCGTAGCAGCGCAGAATTTGACAAAACCGTGACAGATGCGATCTACCCGGCATCGACTACAGTAACGGTCAATACTGTATGGAAACAATTTGACGATTGGTCAGAACTGCCGACGCTGGGACGGGGTACGTATGTCGTCGGATTGATTAATGATTCTGCGTCCGACTGGGGAACGATTGCATACTACGCACTATCCCCGTCGCAAATGTCATCAATCCGGCAATTCATGCTGGCGGGTGCCACAGATTGGAGCACAATTGGTAGTGATCTGGATGCTTCATTGTTGAAATCATTTGTCGATCCGTTTTCATACGTCGTATCATGCAAATGGTTTCCGATCGCGATTTCCGGGGGAGTGGAAGAAAATGTGAAATTCGGTTTTTGGGATAGCGGCGTTAAAGCGAGAAAACTATCATCATTGATGAATCGAAAAGAGTTCACACTTGCCCGTCCCGACATTCCGGGAATTGTGCGCGGGGACTGGGTCGGGAAAAGTCCTTTTACTTCATATCATGTGCAATGCATCCCTTGGGGGATTATACCTATCGATTCTACAGACATAACGGCGGATGGCGTCGTGGTTGTTCGTTTGATAGATTATGTCACCGGACTTGGAACGCTGGCGATTTATAAACGGATCGCTGGGCAGGGCGAAACGCAATATAATGAACAGGGAGGATTGCTAAACATTGTTGAAACCCAGGTAGGCATTGATGTTCGGTTGTCACAACTGTCCTATGATATAACAGTCCCAACATCATTAACAGAATTGGTTGGTGGCATGGCATCAATGGCATTTTCCAGCGCATACGCGGCGGCGGATTCCGCGATCGGAAAAAACGCTGGAATCGCTAGTGGAATAAGCGCGGCAAATAGTAGTGGAAAGCAGGTCGGTGAACAGGGTGGATATGCGCAAAACAGTCTGACAGGAACAGTTGCATTAATCGCAAAAACATTCACACCGGTCGCAGACGATAATGCGGAACAGGGGAAACCGCTCTGCGCTAATCGTCAAATTTCAGAAATTCCAGGTTTCATAAAGGTGCAACACGGTGATGTGCAAATGCTAGGGACGATGACGGAAAAAGTCGCCGTGAAAAATTATCTGGAGGGGGGATTTTTCTATGAATGAATTTTTAAAGGTGCCGGAAAATCTGGTGGCGGCTATCGAAGTGATGAACGGCGTGCACGGTGTTGGAGATGCTCGCAGGGCATCGTTAGAGCGTGAAGGATATGACGCAAAAAAAGTACAGGAAATTGTAAATTTTTTGGTGACGGTGTGGGAGGTGTGACAAATGCCTGATTGGATATACCGCATCGGAGGCACGGGAACAACGTTGTCGCAGGATGAACAGGACAATAATATTTTATGCATCTATGATGCACTGAACCACTATGGATGGTCGAAAGTTGCAATAGCAGGCGCGTGCGGATGTTTTCAACAGGAATCATCATACAATCCGGGAATTTATGAAACATCGCATGGCGGGAATCTAAACAATCTGCCATATTTTCCCGGCGGTATGGGTTTAGCGCAATGGACAGATTATCCCGCATATACGGCACAATATCCAAACCCGTTGCCGTGGTCGGCAGAGAAGGAAAACAAAAATTGGTATGATGGTGATTTTCAGTGCTGGTTACTGACGCAGGCGGACAACGCAGAATATACGTCAATGGGGTATGGACAGGGGCCACGGTGGGGCTGGCAAACGTCTAATAGTTACCCGTCAATTAGTTTTAACGACTATATTCATTTTAATGGCACGGTTGACGATGCGGTGAAATATTGGTTTTATTGTCTGGAATGGCACGCGGCGGGAATCCCGGACTGGGTGAATTACGATGAACGTGTGCGTCAGGGGAAACACGCACTGGAAGTCATGGGAGGGTATACACCTGGCATAGATACAAAAAAATTAATCACAATTTTGGCAAAAAAGAGAGGTGAAAAGAGTGGACGGATACGGCGCACCATTTTATTATGATTATCAGAACGCGGTCACATCAATGATCAGTCCTAATACCGTGCATTGCAAAAATACGGGGCTGTCGAACTATTTTGCTAGATATTTACTGCAAAAAGCAATGTCAGTTTTCGAATTTCATTTTCCGGAAACATGGGCGGAAAATTACCTACTGTATGTATTATATTGCTGGGGGCGATTCGCAATTTTTAATACGGATCGGTTCGGTGTAGTGGCACTGGATTGTGGGCTGACAGGATACAGCCTGTTTTATCAGCCGACCCATGCTGTTATTACCAACCCTCTGATTAGAAACACAATAACCCCAAAAATTGACAGTCAATGTGTAGTTGTGAAATTGCAGCCGAATTATTGTGGGATAATGGATATTGTTTCATATTACGCCGATTTAATGGCACTCTGCGCTGAGGCTGCCGGTATGAATCTAGTAAACAGTAAACTATCATATGTGTTTGCGGCAGAAAATAAACAGTCAGCTGAATCGTACAAAAAAGCGTGCGATAAAATTTATGGCGGTGATCCCGCTGTTTTCATGGACAGCAAACTTTTTGATTCGGAGGGAAAAGCCAAATGGCAAATGTTCAATCAGAACGTAGGTCAGAATTATATCGTAGATAGGATTCTTGCAGATATGCGCAAAATCGAACAAATGTTTGCAACTGATATTGGAATTCCAAACGCAAATACCGACAAAAAAGAACGTCTAATTGTCGACGAAGTAAACAGCAACAATTTTGAAACACAATCGCGCTGCGACATGTGGTTAATGTCGATGCAAAAAGAGTTTGAAAAAGCTAATAAAATGTTCGGATTGAATTTATCCGTGAATTGGCGAAACATTGAAAGGGGGGCTACAATTGGTACAGGCAACACTATCAATAACGGGACTGTATAATTATGACAGTTCAGTTTTGGACGGATTGATACAGAATTTACCAACCGCCGCTAAAATTCCGGTAGATGATGTTCACATAGCAGGACAGGATTTAAACGCAGATGCGCTGCTTACCGAATTATTAGCGCAATCCGGCGAACTGGAATTTGTATATCCAAATCCTGACGCTGCTCAAAAAATCATCACCGCATGGGCATTGATAAATGCGGATCGGTGGCAACGATTGTACAACACGATGTGGTTTTCATACAATCCGATCTGGAACAAGGACGGAACAACAACGCGGACAGAGACCGAAATACACGATTTAACAATAACAGACAAAGGAACCAATGACAACAAAGGGAAGGGAACCGAAAAACGTGATTTAAAATTATCAGAAACACCTAATACAATAACAACCGAAACGAAAAAAATCGCCGGCTATAACAGTAACGATTTTACAAATAGCGAACAACAAACTATTGAAAACACAGGGACAAATGAAACAACTAATACAGGAACTGTTGAAAACAGTATCGAAGGAAGCAGCATAATTTCAAATACGAAAACGGACAAGGGAGACATAACCCGAACATATAGCAGTCGTGAAACAGGAAACATCGGCGTGACGGAAACGCAAACAATGATACAGGATGAACGCGCGGTCGTTAATTTTAATATGTCGCAGATTATTATTAACGATTTTATTTCGCGATTTTGTATACTGGTATACTAGGAGGTATTATAATGTTTGAAAATTTTCCTTACACAAATTTTCATGAATTAAATCTGGACTGGATTCTTGACCGGATGAAGAAAAATTCCAAAGACCTTGTAACATTAAAAGAATATGTCGACAAGGTAATCGAGGGCATCAAAGACAATCAAGGCGAGGGATGGCTGAAAAATAAAAAAATTGTGGTGTACGGCGACAGCACGACACAAATAGATAACAGCTATATTAAAAAATTGTCGGATTACGGTGCTATCATCACAAATCGCGGCGTTTACGGCACAGCAATTGTAACAAACAACGACAAAACAGGCGCAATTGATTTAATACCGGCTGCGACCGACCTTGACAATTTTGATTATATTTTCATGTGTTACGGCGCAAACGATCTTGGCGGCTGGGATTACAACTTTCCGTTCGATGCATCTGTAGAAACATCGAACAATAATTTAGAATACTGCCTCAGAACTATTTTCAATATTCTAAAATATAAAAAGTGCTATCCTGTTTTCATTCTCCCACCAATCGTGCATCAGGCAAACTGGGGAGTTATACAGACTAACGGCTATAACGGCAGCACCCAGGATTTATTCAATGATACGGTTGTTTCATTATGTGAACAGTTTCATATTGAATATTTTAACCTGTTCACATTGTGTCCTGTCAATCATGAAAATTACTCTGAATGGTATTTACATGATAACGACAATGGAATATGGATCCATCCAAACAATCGTCTGAACACTGTTATTTATAATCAGATATTGTCACGCAATTCGAATAACGGCTACTGCTATCCGGGCGAGTGGATTGATTGTAGTAATATACTCGCCAGTCCGACGCAGCATAAATTATTCAATCCTGTTATAGCAAACATTCCTGACGATGCAATCAACAATGCGGTATTTTTCACTAATTATCAGTCATCTTCGAAATTTATCGTATCGAGCAACGACGGATCAAAGGTGCGGTTGCGTGTGTCTGGTTTTATCGCAGCGCCATCCGACAATTTTGGACAGGAACAGATTATTTATAGAACGTCAGACGGAACAGAACAGCGGTTGTGCTTGTTCTCGCGACAGAAAAATAAAACTTCTGTAACGTTCGAAGTATCGCCCGGAATATATGAATTTTCATTCTACAATACAGCGGAAAATAATGTAGCGGTAATCAATTTAAAATTCGAAGTGCAAAACGGATATGTAAAACCATACGATTACACTCTTGCTAAATACGACATTCTACAGCAATGCGACTTAAAAATTCATTTTCTCAGAAATGAAATAGAAGTGCTAGGGGCTGGAATGCAAATCGCAGCTACAGGAACAGTTAGCAGCGGAACAGCACTTGCACTTGCCTCCGCATCATTCGATTTTGCTACAGGCGATAACCCGTTCATTTATTTTGTGACAGGTAGTGATATTAAAATATGCCAGTGGAAAGGTGATAAAATAGTAGCACTTGATAGTATACCAAACAACCTCCGAGTATCTACCGCCGCTACTTGCTTCCCATATAGGAACCTGTTTAATCTATAATTGATCGTATTAGCAAATGATTCTTGTCCGTGTCCAGTGTACAAAACGGCTTGTCCGTGTTCGCCGGATGCGGACATCTTTATGCCTTGCGTGTCCGTGTGGGAAAGACAAATGTCCGCGTGGGGCATACAGATTATCCC